ATTTTGGCGATCGCGTCGGTCGCTTGCCCACCGAGTCTCTGGAGCTCCGTCTCGGTCAGCTTGGCCACGCCGCCGATGTCCTCGACGGCCTTCGCCATCAACAGGGCGTCCTGGATCATCTTCGTCCCGCTGAGGGCATTCCCCATGCGGTTGAGCGCGGTCTCGACCTTGCCCGAGTCGCTCTCGAACGCCTTCAGCTTCGTCTCGGCCGCATCGACGGCCGCCGTGAAGTTCGAGAAGTCGGCGGCGAAGGTGCCGGTCATTGCCATCAGTCCGCCTCACTGGCGCGCGTGTCGCGCGCTTCCGTCACCCAGGCGACGAGCTCGTCGTAGATGTCGACGGGCAACGCGAGCAGGTCGTCGTACGTCCAGTGCATCAGTTGACAGAGGAAGAGATCGCTTCGGACCCGTTCCCGGTAGCCGGGCTCGGTTTTTTTTCCTGCCGGGCCGCAATCATGCGGAGCTCGTGCGCCTCGATGGCCTCCCGCACTTCCGCGAACGACGCCGCGTCGAGCCCGTCGATCACGGCTTGCAAGTCGTCGGGCGAGAGCCCGCGAATGGGGACGGGGGCGCCCGCGTCATCGGTGAACGTCCAATCCACGAGGTAGGCGACGACGGTCGCGATCCCGATCTGTAACGGATTCACGCGCAGCAGCCCACCCTCCGAGGGCACGTAGAGCCGCGCCAGGTGCGCGCGGGACTCCCCACAGGTCAAGTGCCGTTTCACAATCAAGCGGTCGCCATTGGCGAGCGTGAGCGTGTCGGTTTCCGGTTTCACAAAGCGGCTCATCGTGGCGTGCTCACTGTTCCGGCGGCCCGAGGGTCGCGAGTAATTGCGTCTCCCCGATCTGAATCGAGGCCGTCTGCAGCGGCCAACAGGCTTGTGGGAGCCCGGGCCGCGGCGCCGTGAAGAGCAGCGGGCGCTGGCGCAACTCGAACCGATTGGCGCGCGCGAAGGTCGCCGTCAGCGTCCAACGCGCGTCGTGTGTGCGGTCAGGGCGATGATGATGGATCGTCCAACTACGGAGTTCGGCGGCGGTCCGATAGCCCCAGAGGATCGACCCACTCGCCCCGCGCAGGACGAGGGATTCGAACACGATGCCGTCTCGCGGCCGGTCTCAGGGGCCGGCCGGAGGCGTCCAGGGGCCCGCCGCCACGAACGTGCCCGTGACTTTCGGGGCTTTGAGCGTGCAATCGATGTCCGCGTCGAGATAGGCGAGGCCGCTCCAGAAGAACGTGGCTTCGTTCTCGTTCGGCAGCAGTTTGAGCATGCCGGGCGTGGCGGCGTCGGCCGCTTCGAACAACGTCAAGTCGGCCGAGTTCCAGAAGCCGCCGACGCTGCCGCTCAGGTCTTTCAGGCCGGGCACGTAGACTTTGTTCGCGTCGCCGAAACACGAGACGTCTTCCTTCTCGGTCTTGGTCGAGAGCTTCCAGGCGTTCAGCGACACGATCGGCACCGTCGCCGTCGCGCCGAGCGGATCGTAGAGGACTTGCCCGTATCGCCCTGTCAGAATTGCCATCGTCGTGCCTCCCTGTTGTGGTCGTGTCCAATGCGCCCGTTAGGGGCCGACCGCCATCTCGACGCGATAGTTGCCGCCCCGGTGGTACCAGATGATCGACGGGTCTTTGTCGTCGTGTTCGGTGTAGCGAATGCGCGGATCGTCGTCGTCGCGGTGCACCGTCATCCAGGTGTAGCCGGGCACCGTCAGCGGTTGATCGTGGAGCAGCGCATGAATGCGCGCCGCCGCCGCTTTCACGTCGCCGCCGGCCGACTTCTGCATCACCGCTTTCACGCTGTAGACGACTTCCTCGATCGCCGTGCCCTCGAAGGTCGCCTGGTCGAGCGCGTTGCGCACCGAGAGCACGACGAAGCGCGTCGCATTCGGCGGCGCGACGTCGAAGTAGACGCCGTTGGGACACAGCCCCAGGAGCGTCGTATCGGCGCCGAGCTTGGCGCTCACCGCGTTGTCGATGTCGCTGGAATCGGCCATCGTCAGGCCTCGCCGCTCACGGTCAGCCCGTGGCCTTCCATCATGGTTTTCATTTGCTCGTACATCCGGGGCCGCTTCTGGGCCATGTTCCGCCCGAAGGTATGCGGCGGCGTCTTCCCGCCCCATTCCGCGCCCGTGCTCCCGCCGCTCTTGATCCGGTGCCGCAGCGCCGTGCCGTGGTCCCAATGCCACGCCCAGCCCGACGCGTTCTTGATCAGGATCCCGGTGCCGTACGTGCCGCGTTCGACCGTCGTCTGTGAGAGCTTGTCGCGCAACTCGCCGGCTGGATATTCGGCGCGCATATCGACGATTGCCGCGTTGGCCGTGCCTTGGATGATGTGCGAGGCTTCGGCCGTGAGCTCGGCGGGCAGTTGCCGCAGCGCGGCCCGGAGCTCGTCGAGGCCCTCCCAGCGCACGGACGCGCTCATGGCACCTGCTCCGTGCAAATCAACAGGAGCTCGACGTTACGTTCCTCGGGGTTCTTGATGTCCGCGACCTCGAGCGTGCGCGTCCCGAACCGGATCCGCGTCTCCCGCGTGAGTTGCGGGTGATACGGCATCGACACCAGATGCGTCGCCGTCGTGATCACCGTCCCCGCCGCGACGCGCTCGAGATCGCGGGCTGTGGCCGGCACGATACTGGCGAAGACCTGCGCCGGGTCGAGATCCGCCCACGTCTGCACGAAGCCCCCATCGCCATCCGAGACGGGCGCCCCCGGGGCCTGCAACGTGATCGCGTGGCGCCGCGCGCCGCTGGGTATCGGCATCAGGCAATCACCGCATCGTGATAGGCGCGCAATAACTCGCGGACCATGACCGACGGGCCCTCGCCCTCGGGCCGTGGCGGGGCGTCGGGATCATCGCCGCGAAAGCGATAGAGCTCGCCGGTCTGGACCAGAATGGCGGCGACGACCACGGGCGGCACGGTGCTCGTGGTCCACGCCGCGGCGATCGCCTTGGACGTCGGCGTCACGCTGCACCAATTGAGCACGTGCGCCTCGGCCTGGTCGGCGAGCAGTTGCGTGTCGACGTCCTCATCGGTCGTCGTGATCCGCAACCGCGCCTTGACTTGATCGAGCGTGACAAAGGTCGCCACCTTACCGCCGCCTCGTGTCGTCGTAGACCTGTTGCCAATCGCGCCCGGCCGGGCCCGGCGGACCGGCGCCGCCGTCTTTGCCGTCCTTGCCGTCGCGCCCGCGTTTGACCATCAGCGTCCACGCCTTCGCGCCCTCGCCGGGTTTGGTCGTCGTCGCTTCGTTGCAGTGCCAGCTCGATCCGGCCCAGGTCACGAGCTGGCCGCGGTCGTAGGTCTGGCCCTCGAGGAACACGCCGCGGAAGGCGAGGCCCGGTGTGCCATCGGCGCCGTCTTTCCCCGGGGGCCCCGGGGCCCCGTCCTGGCCGGCCGGGCCGGGGAGCTGGGGGCGCGTCTCAAGCACGGCCACGCGTTCACGAAGCGGCCCGAGGTCGTGCGTGCCCGCGACGACGCCGGCGAGCTGCGTCTCCGCGATCGCCACCCGCTGCACGAGATCGCCCTGGGCCCGCGTGACGTAGTCGCGGATCACTGGGGCAATCCCTGAGACGATGGCCGCGAGCTCGTCCCTCGTCATGCGGCCAATGCCTTGGTCAGCCACGCGCCCGCGAGGCCGGCGAGCTCGTCCGCGGGGACCTGGTCGGCCGCCGGGGTGGCCATCGGGGCCGGCGTCGGCTTCGCGAAGGGATCCTCGTGGTCGCGTTGCGCGAGGGCCTTCAGCGAGAACATTTGTTGCTGCATGTACGGCGTGTCGCCGCCCGTGACGGGCCCGAGGTCGAAGTACCGCTTGCGCGCTTCATCGGGCGACATCGCGCCCGACCCGATCGCGTCCGCCGCGGCCTTCGTCTTCGTGGCCGTGTCCATCCAGATCAGATCGGTAATGTCGAATTCGGTGCCGTAGGCCGTGCCGTCGAGGCCGAGGCCGTCATCGAGACACGCCTCGAAATTGGTGAGCAGGGATTGAATGCACTGCGAGTAGTACATCTGCTCCATCGCTTCGAGCTGCACGCCGCGCGGAATCTCGGCCGCGCCGATCATGAAGGGGGGCACATGAAAGGCACTGCAGATGTTCACGGCGGTCCAGCCGAGTTGCTCAATCACCTGGGCGTCGACGGCGTTGATGGTCAGCGGCGTGAATTTGATGTCGCTCGTGATGATGGCGACCTTGCCCGCGTTGCCGGGGCCATTGAAGGCGGCCCAATCGGCTTTCGCTTGCGCCAGTTGATCCGCCGTCATGCCCGCTGGCGCCGTCAACAGGCCCGACGGCCGACTGCCGTTGGTGAAGAAGGCGCCGGCACTGCCTTGCATCGCGAGCCCTTGCGCCGCCGCCGCCGCGCACGCGTACACCGGCGACATGCCCACGAGCGGATGAAACAGACACACCATGCGGTCGTGGATGATCTCCGAGGCCGGCACGATGAAGGGATCGGGGACGTCCACCAGCGCGCCGCTCAAGTTGTCCCGCTGGAGCTGGTAATAGATCCCGCCATCCGGCGCGATGAGCGGGAGACACCGCATCGGATCGAGCACATACAACCCGGTGACGACCCCGCGCGCGTCGCGCTCTTTCAGCACGTACGCGTTGCCCCAGAGCAGCTTCGATGTGATCCACTGCTCGACGAATTTGGGCGTCACCTGGTAGCGATTCGGGGCGCGGAGCACCGGCGAAAAGGCCGGGGAGCTCGTCTCGGTCCACACGCCGTCGTCGTCCTGCTTGACGAGGCGCAGCGTCAACTTGCCCACGTCTGCGGCAATCAAGGTCACGCACGCGAAGACCGGCGCGTACGCCACGACCTGATCGCGGCGGGCCTCGACGTTGACTTGCCAGGCGCCGGTGTAGGGCTCCCTGACGACGAGCGGGAACCAATTCCCGCCGGTCGTCTGCCCGGGGCTGTACGGCGCCGCGTAGGTCTTCGCGGTGACCTCGAGGCGCCGGCCGAGCAGCGTGACGCCGAAGGTCATCGCCGGCGGGCCGCGCTCACGGTGAATGGCTGCGAGGCCGACAGGACACCGCCCGCGCGCACCGCGACTTGAATCACGCCCGCGACGGCGGCCGTCAGATCCACGACGGCCGAGACCGCGGTCGCCGAGTCAACCGTCGTCGGCAGGTCAGCACCGTCCCAGACGATGACCGCATCGGCCGCAAAGCCGGTGCCGGTGACCACGACGGGCACACTCGCCGTGCCGGCCACCGCGGTCGAGGGCGCGAGGCTCGTGATCGTCGGGGGATCGGGCGGCGTCTCGGTCTGCGTCAAGTCAATCGAGACGAAGCCGATCCCCCGCAGCGTTTCCGCCAGCGCGCGATCGGTCACGGTATACGTCTCGCCTTCGAGGTGGATGTTCTCGTTTTCGGTGTGCCAGACTCGACTAGTCACGTCGACCGACGAGGCCGCCTCGGTGCGGTCTTCGCCCGCGGCGCGGCCGTGGTCGGGTATCCCGCGTACGTCAGCGACCATGTGCTTTTCTCCCTGTCTCGCGGGGCGCCGCGGCGACGTGCCGCCGCGCAAAGCCGGCCTGCTCGAGCGTCTCCACCATCGACGCATCGACGTCGAGCAGCTCGCCGCAGACATGCCAGGTGCCGTCGTAAAACCCGTCGCGGATCACGGCCATCGTGACCCGCGGCAGGAGGGTGGCGTCGTCCATCTCGCGTTACGCGGTGTAGGTCGCGACCGTGTACTGCACGCACCCGGCGCGCGCTTTCTTCCAGTTGATGAAGCGTTCCGCCCTGAGCCCGACAAGGTTGTTTTGCCAGAGCGAGGTCAACACCGTCGTCGCGAGGGCCGGATTATCAGGCGCGGAATCCATCTGCACCGACGCTTCTTGCGAGACGTCGATCGTGACGCCGCCGTCATCCGCGTAGAGGATGGCGTCCGGCTGCACGAGCGCCACCGTCGTCCCCATCGCCTGACTCGGGATGACGGTCAGGCCGCCCATGACGGTGCCGCCGTTGAGACTCAGCGACGGAAACAAGGGTTGGCCAAGGGCGTTGAGCGCGTTCGAGAGCGCCAACGCGTTGGTCGTCGACATCAGGAGCACGGCGCCGCCGATCGGCACCCCCGCGGCCGTCATCGCATTCGCGAGGGCCTGGATGTCCGTCCGCGCGTTGGCCGGTGTGGTGCCCGCGGTCGTGATCGGCGTCACGCCATTCGTCACCGACCCCGGCGAGACCCCCGCGACGGCGGCCTTCGACGGATCGGTGAATTCGACGTCGAGGAACGCGGCGATCCCGTTGATCATGTCCTGCCGGATGACCGCTTCCGCCGACGGCGTCGACGTGCGCGCGAGCTCGAGCGTAATCACCACGATCCCGGCGCACTTCGTGATCGTCAGCGAGACCGATCCGAACTGCAGCTTGCCGACCGGCTTCGGGGCGCCCTGGCCCACCCACTGATAGGTCCCGCCGCCCGTCTGCGACGCGATGGTCACGTTGAAGGGGACCTTGCGGAACCCCGGCACCTTGCCCAGGATGGTCGCCGGCCGCAGCAGTTCGAGAAACTCGCTCGTGAGCGGCATCAGCGGCGCCAACGGGCCCGCCCAGGTCGCATCCGTCGTGGTGCCGGCGGCGACCGCCGCCTTGAAGACAAGCCCGACTTCCGGCGTGGAGTCCTCCCACTGCTTGGCGTACTGCTCGGCCTGCATCAAGTTGCCCTTGCAGGCCGCGAGCCCCTGGACGAAGCGGGTAAAGCCGGTGCCCTTGGGGAGCTGGGATCGGACCTGGATGATCGGCACGCCGCCGCGGTGTTCGCTGGCCGCGCTGGCCGTGGGCGTCAATGGGACGGCGGTCGCCTTCGTCACCAGGGTGGCCTCGAGGGCGCGCAACCGGACGAGATGCGCGTCGATCGCCTTGAGCTCGCTCGCGAGCCCGTCGTATTCCTCGATCTGGGCCTGGTCGAGCGTCGTGTCATCCGACGCGGTCATGATGGCCGTCATCCGCGCATGCTTCGCGGCGCGGGTGTTCTCAAAACTGGTGATCTGTTCGTGCGTGGTTTTGTGTTCCATCGGTCGCGCGTCCTTGGTAACGCGCACGGTCGGGAGCGGGTCCCTGTCGCGGGACGGATGAGGGCCAGGCGCGGCCAGGTCGAGGGACTTGATGGTGTGAATCGTGGCGTCGGCGTTGGCCGGGATCGCGACGAGCGAGAGCTCGAGGATCTCGGTTTTCAGAAACCGGATCCCGCCGGTCGCTTTGTTGAAACTGTCCTCCAGCGAGCGAAACCCGATCGAGACGCCGGCGAGCAGGCCGGCCTTGATCGACTGCCAGGCTTCCTCGATGCGGTCGCGTACGGCGCCCGGCTCGGTGACCACGGGCAGCGTGGCCTCAAAGAGGACCCCCTCGGCCGACGGCGCGCGAAACGAGACCGCGCCGACCGGCTTTTTCGGGTCGTGGTATAGCAGTAGCGGTAGCGGATTTTTGAAGGTGATGCCGAGTGGCTCGATGACGTCGCCCATGCGATCGGGGGCCGGCGTCGAGGCGATGCCGGTGATCGTGCGCTGGTCGGCGTCGACCGCCTTGATTGTGAGCAGCGAATAGGCGCGGGTCACGCGCGGCTAGTATGAAATCGCCGCTACAGTTTCTTTCGACAGAAAGGCCGCCGCTCGCCGTAATCGCTCACGAATTCGTTGACGGCCTCGCGGATGATGCCACTGACGCCGGTGCCGTTGTCACTCGCGACCCGCCGGAGCTCGAGCCGCTGCGCGGGCGTGACGGCGAAGGTGATCCGCGCCGAGGCCGGGGCATCATAGATCGGCGGGCGCCCCATCGGACGTTTGGTGTCGGCCATACAGCCCTCACGTTATCCCAGCACGGTCATCGAATACGCCGGGGGCGGCGCGGCCGGCGTCAACATCGCCGACAGCGCCTGCAGAATCGCGTCGATCCCGTCGATCTTGTTCGGCGACTCGGGGCCCTCTTTTTTCGGCAGGATGGAATCATCAACCCCGCGCGTCACCACGACGTTGCTGGCGTTCCATTTTAAGCAGGCGTTCCCATCGTGCCGAAACCGGCCATGCTTCACGCGCGCCTCGAGCTCGCGCGCCGGCGCCGTGAAGCTCTTGCGCGACTTGTCGAGGATCGCCGCCGGAAAGCCCGAGTTGCTCAAGTTCGCCGCGATGCCCGCCGACCCGTACTGATCGAACCGCAGCGCGACGACGTTGAACCGCTGGCACCAGGCCCGAATATCCGCCTCGATCCGCGCATAGTCGATCAGCGTGCCCTCCGTCATCTCGAGGATCCCGGCGCGCACCCACGCCGCATACGCCGGCACCGTGCGCGCGCGCTCGGCCACCACGTCCCGCGGTAAATAGAATTTCACGAACGCCACAATGTCCGCGCCGCGCTCGAAACACAGCGCGACCGCGGCCAGGTCGTCCGACTGCGCCAGGTCGCCGCCGAGATAACACCGCTGCCCCGCAAACTGCTCGAGCCGCAACGTCTCGTCGGCGCACGCATCCCACCGCGTCATCGACAACCACGCCGCCGCGCTCTGCATCCATTGCGAGCACACCTTGATGCGGAATTCGCCCTCGAGGCCGGGCGTCTGCTGCGCGTCGGCACAGTACGCCTGCACCCACTCGCGGGTCGGCGTGATGCCGATCATCGGGTTGGCTTTCTCCCACACCGCGGGATCGCGCCAGTCGTCCGCGTCGTCGAGCGTGTAGATGTGCCCGAGAAAATGCTCGGCGTCGAAGACCTGCTGGAGGACCTTCGTGAGCGTCGTGCGCAAGGCGTACCCGACCGAGAGCAGATCGTACCCGGCCGTCGTCGGACAGAGCAGGAGCGGATTGCCCCGCGCCCCTTGCGCCGATTTCAACACGTCATGCAGCGCAAACTTCTGCGCATGACTCTCATCGAGCACGATGCAGCTCGGATTGAGCCCGTCCTGCGTCGACGCCTTCGCGTTCACCGGCTTGATCGATCCGTCCTCGGTAATGATGGCATTCGCCAACGCTTGCAGGCCTTGGGCACGGAGCCACGGCGATCGCGCCACCATCCGTTGCGCGATCCCGAACACGATCCGCGCTTGCGATCCCGTCGTCGCCCCGCACACGACCGACGCGCCCGGCTCCTGTTCCGACAGCACATGGAACAACGCGATGCCCGCCATGAGCGTCGACTTGGCCGCCTTGCGCCCGATTTCGAGATACCAGAGCGTGAACCGCCGCCGCGCCGGATTCGTCCGATGCCGCCAGCCGAAGAGACACGACACCCAGAACACCTGACACGGCGCGAGCCGGATCGTGTCGGTCGCCCACCGGCCTTCGACGTGCGGGAGCCGCTCGAGAAACCGGCACGCGGCGATCGCATGCGCGTCGCTCCAGACGTACGGCCACGCCGGATCGGTCGCCGGTCGCCGCGTGTCGCGGTCCTGGCGCGCGCAGGTGAGGCGCACCCACTGCGACGCCGGGATCCGGCCGGCCAGGACCTCGGTGGCGTACTGCCGCGCAACCAAGGTGTAATCACGCGACGATGCCCGTGGCACGGCGATCCGACGCCGGGCGGACCGGCGCGGCACCGGCTGCTTATTGGCCTCGTACGTCCCGCGGCGCGCCTTCTCGGCGTCACTGATCGGCGGCCGACCCACCGGGCGCTTGGGTGGCGGGGCGACGGGCGTCGCGTTGTGGTCAGGGTTCATAAATCGACCGGGTTAATTTGCCTGCCCAGCGGTTTCCCGCCTCCCCGCGCCCAGGCGTTTGACCTCCCCCCCGGGTCTCAGGCCTATCGGGCATATCGTGCCATCCCGCGTTTCGCTTCGGCTTCCGTCTTGCGCTGATGGCAGGCCTCACAGAGGACTTGGGTATTCGCGCCCGTATCGGGACCTCCTTCGGCGAGCGGCACGATGTGATCGCGGACGGCTCGCTCGTCGATGGCCTGTCTGCAGTGGGCACAGAACGGGTGGGCGCGCAACAACGCATACCGCAGCGATTGCAGGCGTCGGCCCCTGACCCTTGGCACGGGCGCGCGCGACTGCCAGGGCGCACGCCGATGTACCGTACAGCCGGCCGCGCCACAGGTCGCGCACGCACGGGGCGGGGCCATCGGCATCAGCCCTGCTCCAGCTTGCGCGTGCGTATTCCGTTCGGCATACTCACAGGAGCCCATGACCTATCAGGTCGTTCTCATTCACAGCGACGAAGGGTATGCCGTCTCGTGTCCGGCCTTGCCGGGCTGTCATTCCCAAGGCGAGACGGAATCGGAGGCGCTCGACAACATCCGCGACGCGATCCGCGAATGGCTCGCCGCCCAGGTCGAGGCGCCCGATACCGTCGACGTCCGCGAAGTCACCGTCAGCTAGATGCCGAAACTGGCCGGCGTGTCGTCGCGCGCCGCGATCCGGGCGCTCGAGAAGGTCGGCTTTCGCATTCATCACGAAGGCAAGCACACGGTGATGAAACGCGGCGCGACGACGCTCACCATTCCCCGCCACACGACCATCAACGCGTACACGATGGGCGCCATCATCCGGGATGCCGGCCTGACCATCGAGCAATTCAAAGCCTTGCTCTGAGCTCACGCGGCCGGCCATTCGCCATCCTCCGAGACCTGCAGGGCGAGGTGACACGCGGCGTGACAGCGGCCGTCGGGCGACGTGAACCGGGCGACGACCCGCGCGCCGAACAAGATGCGCAGCCGATCCGTCAGGGTGAACGTCCGGGACGTCGTCAGGTGCCATGGCTTCGGCGTCGCGTCGCTCCGGATGCCGCCGTCGATGATCATCATCTGGGCCCCTGCGCCATCGCCGCGAACAACGGTTGATCGTGCGCGAGCGGCACCACGCCGTCGGCGGGCTCGACGCGAATCACCGCGTGCGGTGGCTCGCCTGGCGCCGCGTACCGCTTCATCGCGATCAGATCCACGATCTGGGCATCGTCGTGAAAGACAATGCGCGTGAGCGAGTCGGCCGCGCCGCGGACGGCCTTGTCGAGGTCAGGCGCTTTCGTGTGCGCGAGGACCCGCCGCGGCAGGGACTTCGGCCGCGGGAAATAGAACGCCACCGTCAGGCGCACCGGCCCGAGCAAGAGCGTGCGCTCACTCGGCGGTAGGGCTTGAATCGCGTAACTCGCCTGCTCGGCGACGAGCGTCTGCCAGGACTTCAGACTCCGATTCGTATCGGTGATGATCGCCCGCGTCCAGCCTTTCGGGATGAAGGCGCGTTTCGAACCCATTTGTTGCGCCACGCCGATCACGCGGAATTCCAGCGTCACCGGGGAGGCTCCGCGTGTTGCGCCGCTTCGATGTCCTTCAACGCGTGCGCGTCCTCGGCGATCTGCTCAAGCGCGACCGTGATCCGCGCCACGAGCCTGATCAAGGTTTCCCAGTATTGCTCTTCCGTGTCGTTCACTGGATCGTCTCCCGGCCGGTGCTCAACAGCCGATAGCGGCGCCCACGCATGATCAGGTACTCGCCCGCAGACGGCTCGTCATCCCGGAGGCGCACCCACACTTCCGTCCGGTTCTCAAACCGGAGCAGCAAGGTCGCATCCGCGAGATCCTCGCGCGCCGCGAGGAGACCGACCGCGCGCAAGACGTCGCGCGTCACGCGGCACAGACCGCTCTTCACCCGCGTCATGATCGAAACGCCTCCGCCCGCGGACACGTCGCAAAATGCGACGGCGTGATCGCCGTGTCGATCTCCGCGAGCACGCGGCCACTGAACAAGTCCGGTTGCGTCGTGACCGGGATCGGCGCCCCATCGAAGGGGTGTTTCGCGCCCGTCCGCGTTTCCGCCCAGACGATCGGCCGGCCGCAGCCGCGGCAGCGGCCCGGGTAGAGGGAGTCTTGGAAAATCAGCATCAGCCCTCCATGCCCGGGTCGCGCTCGAGCAGGGCGCGCGTGAACGTCACGAGCCGACCGAGCCGGGGCATCGTCTCGGCCAACCCGAAGAAGTGATCGCGCGCCTGATACCAGCGCGCAAGCTCCTCGCCATGCGCCCAATGCCCGATGACCTCCAGTTGGTTGCGCCGTGAATTGAACGCCCGTTCGTACGCATCGTCGAGCAACGACACCAGGGTGGGCACGAACCGGATCGGGCGTTCATGAATCCCGGCGCCGAAACAGGATGGGCACCCGCATGGGGCGTCCTCGTACCGCATCGCGGCCGCCCGTTCGTGGTCGTCCATTTCCGCCACCGACATGACGCGGCGATCGGCGGGCGGCGTGGCGGTCGTGATCGTCGGCAGCTCGGCGACCCACTCGGAGATGCTGGGGAACCGCTTGCACTTTGCCATCACGAGTTTGCCCGCCGCCAACACCGCCTCGAGCGCCCAGGGCTCCAGGACTTTGAAATACGTCTTCGTCAATTCCTCCGCCTCGCTCGGTTTCACTTTCAGCCGATAGGCACCGCAGACGCGCCCAAAGGCGCGGTCGAAGGTGACGAAGTCGCGATCAAACATCGGATCTCTCAATCAACCCGGGCGACCGCTCTGGCGCTGAAGGCGCCGCCGCTCGCCCTGCATAGATCTTCGAAATACCCGGTACGTACTTGGGATCTGGATCTGGATCGCGATCGCGCGCGCGATCCGGCGCGCTCCGTCCTAAAAATGTCCACGCGGACACATTACGGACAACGCCGCCGAAGCCAGATTCGTGCCGTTCGTCTAACTACGCATGGCCGTTACCTTTCGCGCGTTCCTCTCGTTTCCGGTTCCGATCCTCACGGCGTTTGCGTTTGATCATCGTGGCGGACGGATTGTGATCAGCGAAGTCGTGAATCTTGAAGCCGCCCGTGACTTTCTCCCAGAGCCCGGCGGACACGAGCGCGTCAGCGACGGCCGCCGGTTTGGTGAGATGCGGGAAGCTCCGGATCGTCGACATCGGGAGAAATCCGTCGGTCAGATGGCGATTCGTCCACATGAGGCCGATGGCGTAGAGCGCCAGGGCGAGGCCG